GCTGCTGTAGTAGCTGATCCAGAACTTGTGGCATAGGTAGCATTGGCCACTGTGCCGGAAACATTGGCGCCAGTCAGACTAGTTAATTGGCTACCATCGCCGCTGAAGTTTGCGGCAGTTACAGTGCCAGAAAATTGTCCACTAGTGGCATACACGCCATTCCAGTTATTGGTTGTAGCACCAAGATTTTGTAGACCATTGCCTGTGGGCGTGATTGCAATGTTGCTTTGCCAACTTGTAGTTGCATCATTGTAACGCCAGGTAGCAATTGGTAAACTTCCTGCATCCAAACCAGCACCATCCACATTGGCTCCGGTGCTTTGATTGTTGGCCACTGTGATATTTTTATCATTGGTAGTAACAGTATTACTATTAATTGTGGTGGTATTACCTTGAACTGTCAAGTTACCTGTGATAACTTGATCACCATAAACTGTTACATTGGTTGATGTGATATCATCGCTGAACAAATTACCTAAAACAGATAAATTGCCAGTTGAGGTAATATTACCACCTGTAATATTGCCAGTGGTGGATAGGGTATTTGATCCCCAAGCAGCCAACAATGTATTGACATTGCTGTTGCCATAGCTTGATACAATGCCAGTTAATTGACTGCCATTGCCCAAGAAATAACTGCCTGTGATATTGCCAGTGGCACTGATGTTAGCGCCTGTAATATTTCCACTGGTAATTGTGCCTGTGGTACTAATTGTATTTGATCCAAATGCACTCAAGAAAGAGGCCACATTGCTGTTGCCATAATTTGCGGCAATACCAGTTAATTGACTACCATTGCCCAAGAAATAAGTAGCACGAATATTACCACTTACATAAGCGTTGCCTGTGACAGCTAGTCGATCAGCCGGTGTGGTATTGCCAATTCCAATATTGCCAGTGATGGGAATATATATTGCTGAAGTTGAACCCACTAATATGTTCATTGGCAATAGAGTACCAGTACCATTAACACTACTGACCAAACGAGAATCTGATGAAGTTATTTGGAATGCTATATAACTAGAATTACCAGCATCGCTTAAAAGAAATGATCCTATTGATGTTGCTACATTGCCGCCAGAAACAGTATATCCAGCTCCTGGAATAACACCAAATCTAGTAGCAAGATTTGGGGTAGATTGAATAAATGTTCTACTGTTAATAGTAGCATTACTCCAATCACCATAGATTCTACCTAGACTAGGTAAAATCAAATTACCAGTTGAAATATTACCACTTGTTGATATAGTGTTTGATCCAAATGCAGCCAACAAACTAGTCACATTACTGTTGCCATAACTTGTGGTTATGCCAGTTAATTGACTTCCATTACCAATAAAATAATTGCCAGTGATATTACCACTTGTTGATATAGTGTTTGATCCAAATGCAGCCAACAAACTAGTCACATTGGCATTGCCATAGGTAGCTGGTAATCCAGTTAACTGACTTCCATTACCCAGGATATATGCACCCGAGACATTGCCTGTTGCTGTTACTTCACCACCTGTGTTGATATTTGCACCAATTATGTTACCTTGGGCACTTACCTGTCCATCATTGCCAAAAAATACTGTGTTTACTGTGCCAGTAGTGTTTGATTCAAATGCGGCGCCGGTTGCATCTACATAAAACCAAGATCCTGTACCTATTGTGGTTTGACTGTGTGGTACACCATCAGGATTGTATTGTAACTGTGCCCAGTTGCTGCCTTGGATGGCCACATCGGTGCCAAACACAGTATTGGCTGCAACATTGCCACCATATGTGGGCAAGAATGCAGCCACATTGGCATTGCCATAACTTGAACCTGAGATATTGGTCAACAAACTACCATCACCAACAAAATAGTTGGCTGAAACATAATTGGCACCTACAATGTTGCCTTGTGCGCCCAGGGTTCTCAAACTGCCCTGTGTGCTGATATCGCCTACTGCACTAATTGTGCTGGCGGTAGATACAGTAGCACCTGTAATGGCATCCACAATGGCAAGATTACCGCCAGCTAGATTACCGGTGTATGTGGGCAAGAATGCCGCAACATTGGCATTGCCATAGCTGGCAGCAATACCAGTTAGTTGACTACCATTACCAAAGAAATATCCACTGGTAGTAATGTTGCCTGTTACAGCGGCCGCACCCTGCAAGGCCAAATTATCGCCGGCCAGGTTACCTGTGTATGTGGGTAAGAATGCCGCAACATTGGCATTGCCATAGCTACTGGCTATGTTTGATAACAAGCCACCATCACCAATAAAATAACTATCAGTAATGATATTGCCAACAACACTGACCTGTCCACCTACATTAACATTGTTTGAAACATTGACATTGTTGGCTGTGACATTGCCATTGATGGGAATTGCATTGGCATCGCCTGGATTGTAAAGACTAGTATTGTTGTTACTGGGTATGGTTGCATTACCAACGGCGCTGTAGCCGTATAAACTTGTATTAGAGGTCATTGATTAGTTCCTTACTTGACCGCATACTGGCGGTCTCTGCGTGGCTGGAATATACTAGTCATTCTAGTATGTCCGCCTGACCATTTGCCCAGGCTATTTTGGTATTCAACTGTACGCCAAGCTTCATCAAACTTGGCCTTGTACATAGCGGCATCTTCTGGGCTGTGTCGTTTTACATAGTATTCAACCAGGCTGCCATAGATATAACCTTCGGGCCAAGTTTGTAGCACTGGATTGGTCTGTATAGTTTGGCCGGGTTCACCACCTGTGACTGGAGTAAACAACAGATCCCAAGCACGATAGTAATAAAGATTTAATACAGCACCTTCGCCTAGATACGGCAGGAACTGATAGTTTTGTCCTACTTCACTAAACTTGCCACGGATAACCTGTGGCACATTGACTGGCTGTAAGTATAGTTGGGCAATCAAGCCCATAGTGATAATATCACGATCACCCACACGATCATACACAATCCAAGGACCAGTGTTGTTTTGTTGTCCTGTATTGCCTTGATTAAAGAACAAGATTGGCTTGTTCATATCTGTAGGAATTGGCATACATTGGTTAGTACCAACTGTGCCGAATGTGGTGTAAGGATCTGTTCTTAGGGCTGGCAACTCAATGTTACGCATAGTAAGTTCAGCTTGAAAAATACACTGACGGATTTCTGTTTCATTACTTGATCCTGTAAAATCTAATAGATAGCTTACAAGACTGTCGGCTGTTGGGATTACAAACATAATTAAATGCCCTTAAAGAATTTTGTTTCGCCAGACTTTGCTGGATATGCCACATCAATAGGAATAGGTAGCTTACCACCTGGATAGCAAATGTATTCTGCGTATTCCCGTTGCACTACACGGTAAAATTGTGCTTTGAGTGTTCGGTCGTTTTTTAACACAGCCCAGGGCATACCATCAAAGTATTGATCGCTAATTCTAATAGCAATAACATCGGGCAAGTCCATCCATTTGTAGCCAATGCTACCATCTGGCATCAAGGGTGCTAAGGGATCAAGCATTCCTGCTTCTGCGCCTTGCCGGTATTCGGCACAACGCTTTTTGATCAATTCGGTATTCATCTGCTCGCGTGTGATGTAAAACTTACCATCTTGGCGCCCAGTTGTTACCTTAATATTCTTGTTGCCATTCCAACCTGTGCGGGTCCAATCACCCTTCATTTCATTGTATAATTTATCGTTTTTGCTTAACAACCGATCTGCTACACCGTTGTGCGTGGTTATAATACCACCAGCATCTTGTCGCAAATAGTCATAATCGTAATCTACTTTACTTGTATCAAGTATTTCAGGTTTATTTTGGTCTTGGCTCATAATGTATATTTAGTCGTCCTGCTAATTAGTGGTTGGATACAAACAACAAAAGGCCCGAAGGCCTTTTGTCTTAACTTAACAATCTTGTGGATTAGTAAGTGTTTGTTGCTCTTTGAACCAATGCGCTTGGACGAGCTGTTGTTACGCTTGCACCACTTGTAGAGATGTTATTCAACATACCTACGCCTGCTGGGTTACGAACAATCAAAGTTCCTTCCATAATGAACTGGTCTAAACTAGCGTCAGCATTTGAAAACACTTCGTTGTTAGGACCGAGGTCACGCAATGAGCCCCATTGTAGTACTTCTTCATTCAAGAAGTAGATACTGTTGCTTACACCAGCTTGATCCATAATCCAAGAATCAAAAATCTCGTATGTGTAGTTGAAGTCGCCTTCGTAAGTCTGGATTGTGTCGCCACGCTCAGAATTTACACGGTTGATAGTTCTTGATGTTGGGAATGTATCACTTAACAATGTGCGTAAACTTGTAGGAGCCACAATAGTGCGGATCTTAGCATTGTAACGCTCTTCAGCTGTTGTAACCAACTGTTTGTACAGGATTGGTGAGAACAACTGGTTTGTAAATGTACCTGTGTAGAATGTGGTACCGTTACTGTTCATTGTAAATGTGTTGGCTGTTACAGTTACACTGTCGTTGCTTGCATTGTTTACATTGGTGTTGATACCAATTGTAGCATTGCCAGCTGTTGTGTTGAAACTCTGTGTTCCTGCAAAACTACTCAAACTTCCCATACGACGACCAGTGTACTGTGCTGTGTTACCATAGGCACTAGTTGCTGTACCAGCTTGACCACCGTATTGTGTACCGATTTGGTCATTACGAACCAACTGTTGTTCTACATCGAACATCAATTCGATCAGCTGTTTAACTTCTTGGTAAGCCTGTGGATCACCACCGGACTGCATAACTGCACGAGCTGTACCAGAAGCTGCTACTGTTGTAGCAAAAATCTGTGTGTAGTTCGCTAAGTTGTAGCGGCTGTTGCTTTCTGCATTACTTGTGCTAACAGGTGCACCTTCTTGCCAAGCCTGAACATCAGGTAAGCGATAGATGTCGTCTGTCCATAAAGGCAAAGTACTATTAACTTTACGCTTTTTAGTCATACACATATTCAATACAGGGGTATCGTCTTTTACACGATTGGATACATCTAAGTCTAAGTCTTTGACAACGATATCAGCGCCGTACGCTGTTGTGCCGTTACCAATTTGACTTGTTGTAATTTCTGCCATTTTATTCTCCTAGAATTTTAAGCATTTATATCAACGACCTGTTCTTGCACTGCGGATTTTACTCAGCTGTTGCATTAACAAGTTGTCCGCGGCTTTTTTGTCACCGCCCTTGGCTTTTTCACGAAGGCTGTTTATGTTATCTTCTTGACGAGTGTTGGGAGTAGATTGTTTACGACCAGTTAAGGCGGCAATTGAGCTGCCAGCTTGTTTGGTAGTACTACGATCACGGAACTTGAGACCATCTCTGACCAGGGCCAATAGGCGCTCATCACTGGAGATTAGGTCCAGGTTCTTTATTCCCGGCATAATTTCACCTTGTGCTTCTGGCCAGATTTTTGTGATCTTGTCACGCAGTTCATTGTAGACATATTCGTTTTTCAACTCTTTGTCTGTGAATGCCCGGCGGTTTCGTTCCAGAACTTCGGATACCTGTTGCCTACGCACATCTTTAAACTGATCTACAGCAGGCTTTAATTGCTGTATCATTTGACTCTGTTGCTGGATGTATCGCTCGTTCTGAGCCATACTAGCTTGAATACGGGCCTGTTGACCTGGATCCTGTGTTTGAGCCAACTGTTGTTGGAATGTGGTTTGATAATTTTGTGTTTTAACAATTTCATCATAGGCTGCTTGTAATCGAGGTTGCACAGTAAATTCCATTGCCAAGAGTAAACCTTCTTGACGCTCTCTAGTGCCTTTTGAATATTCTTCAAATTCACTACGATCAATTTTTAACTGTCTTGCTTCTTCGTGTATTGCTCCACCTTGACCTAGGATACTGGCAGCTTTCTTAGCATCGATGATGACTTCTTTACCGTTGCGCATAAACTTGAACTTGGCGTTCGGATTAGTTTCTGCGAATTCAATAAAATCAATAAGTTCATCTGAGCTTGAGTTTGTGTCATCAGAGTTTACCTCAGGCTCGGAGCCTTCAGGGACTTCTGGTTCTTCAATGCTGTCATAATCATCAGTTTCTTGTGTTGCAACTTCTGGCTGGGCATCGCTGCCTTCGGGTGCCACAGGGGATTCAGCATTTGCCTCAGCTGGTTCACCTGTCACGGGCTCGTTAGAGTCGCGAATCTGGTTACGCAATGTCATTTCTTTCATAGCGTTCATCTTCGCGGCTATTTGGTCTAAACCAAGCACCGCAGTGTTTTCAGTGGCCGCGACTGCTTGGTCGTTAGGCGTGATATTGTCTATCATAAGACTTCATTTCCTTTTAAGTTAGGCGCGGGTGATTGTTGAATCGTTACCACGCGATTTTTCATATACACCGCTCGTTGGAGCGATGCTACAAAACCGTCAATACCAGCAAGTTGGTTGGAAATAGCCACTCGCTGATTGTTATTTTCTTCTGTATACCCAGTGATAGCACCTAGGGTATCTAATAATTCAAATTTAAACTGATGTACAAACAAGGCCAGATCACGATTGGTCAACAAGGCTTCTGCCGTTGATCCTTGACTTTTAACCTGATCCAGCTGGCTGGGTTTCATCTGCTTGATTGTGTTTAGGTTCACAGTCAAGCGTGTGTTAAACGCATCAATAGTTTCTGCTGTCAGCATTAGTTATAAACTTTCGGATTGCCCTGCGCCATTGCCATAAAGTCCAATTGACTTTCAGCATCTTGCCCTTCAATTTCAGCTTTGACCTGTGTGGCCTTGGCAGCATTAAGTTCCGCAACAGATAGATCTTTCTTCTCAGCTGCTGTAGGCTCTTTGCCGGCTTGTGCTTTTTGACCTTGTTCAATCATTTTCATAATTTCTTCGTCTGTGGGCAAGTATGTATCGCAGTCCTTGACACCCAACACATAAAGGGTATCAGCAAATGGCTTTTTGATCTTCTTGTACATTTCAGGTGTAAGTGTACCTTGAGCAACCATAGCACTAACTTGCGTATACAATTGTGTTTGTGTTTGGTTAATGATCTGTTGACGCTGTAATTGGTTTTCTTCACTCATCATTCCAAGTGCCAATTCAATGTGCATCAATTTGCGATCGCAAAAATTCATATCATCCCAGGCTTGGTAGTCTAAGAATATGGGTTTACCATCTGGATGGTACATAGCGGCCAGCTTTTTAACACTGAAATCATCACCATAATGTATTAGTGTTCTCCATACCAACCAAATGGCTTCTTTAAGACCATCAGCTGAGTTACGCACAGCGTTGTCTTGAATAATCTGATTAGGGCCCAGGGCCATTTGTAGCTTGGCACCCGAATTGCCTGCACTCATTACTTCAGGGTTAAACACATCTTGAGGGGTAGTCATACCAATGATGGCCTGCGTATCGCTTTGCATACGGGTCATTGCGTTGTCAATAAAGCCCAGGTTACCAGCAGGAGGTGGTAATGGATACACATCAGTTGAAGGATCAAACTTGGGATCTAAGATAAAGATAGCGGCTTCGCCATCCTGTAGCATTTCAAAGTCTACCTTGTCGGGTTTGACACCCAAGCGTGGAGTAGCTGTCAGCAAGCCCAGTAAGATTTCACTGCGATGCCCAGCAGTCATATACTCTTGCATTGGTACTACTGATTCAGCAATACTCATTCCATAAAAGTTGCCCGGTAGGGGTTTTGGACACATATTGGCCACAGGAATAAACTCTACTTCTTTGGCACTCAAAATGTAACTGCCTGAAAATACTATTTCGCACAGCTCTAATTCGCCATCACCATCGATGTCATAGCGGTCCCATACAGTAAGGATTGTGATCTGACGACTATCAGGATCTGCACCTACTCCAGATTCTACTGGAATACCCATAACAGGAACACTATCACGGGCGTGGATAGCCAAATTATTGAGAACAGAACCAGCTTGGTAAGCGCCGTTTTGATTGTATTCAGCGTGTTCACGGAACTCCTCCATATGGTCTTGCAGACCAGGATACAATTGAACAGCTTCTTGAATGCTCATTGGATCATAGAATCCGCAGAAACTTTGATCTTTCATTTCTTGAACAGTTGGGTCACATATCCAATAGTGCTGAGCAATATTGCGGAATTTAATATGCAAACTCCAACCGGTCAGTTTGTACTTAGCTGTGTAAATTGTGTTGCGATTGATGGCGTCAATGATCATATCATCGCCTTCAGTTAATTCAATATTGTCAGCGGTTAATTCTTCACCAGCAGAGTCAATTCTATTTTGTAAGTCTGCCTGGCGTTGTGCTTCAGGTAAGCCGGCTGCAAATTGTTCTGTTTCGGCCATTACTTTGGCAATGTCTACGCTTTGTTTACGACGGCTTTGTCTAAGCACTGTCAAGCCAGATTCTTCTGCTTGTGCTTCAAATGCTTTGAGTTGATCTCTAGTGCCTGTGGATTCTACATAGCGAACAACTTGTTCTCTGCGTGGTAAAATCATTAGCATACCATTCTTGTGCATACAAGCGTCCATAATCCAACGCTGTAAGATAAAGTGCGGGTCATTTTCTTCATTTATGACACGGCTGACCATATTGGTAGCTTGACGGGCCGCTTCGTCATCATATTCATTGTCGGGCACAAAGTCAAAGTTGATTTCGCCCTGTGGTGCTAGACCCTTGCTAATAACAGCAGTTACATAATCCACACAGGGTTTGACCACTGGGTGTATGTAATCGATACCATTAACGGGTGCTGTAGATTCGTTTACTGCTAGACAAAGATAATGATAATCACTGGCACGATTGACAGCGTTCTTTGTTCCTAAGTAGCGTAAGTAAGCGGCACATTTTGTATCCAGTTGAGCTTTGAGTTTAACAAAGCGACTAAGTGTCCCATTGTTTTGATTCAGCTGGCTAATAACTTTATTTTTTATGTCTAACATTGTGTTTAGGATCCTGTATTGTTTATTTAGTAAGACTACAGGATCCAGGGTCAGTTAGCGGTTCTTACTGTGACCCAAACTTGTGTATGATAGACCTGTCCCTGATGAACCATTCGGGCTACAGCGTGATTAGTAGCACGAACAGGTTGGGTTAAATTGGCTGGAACTTGTGCTTGTTGCAAGGCCAGTTGGTAAGCGGCTTGGACTGCCAGCTCTGGTGTAGCACCCTGGGCTGTTATTAATTCTGTCCGGATAAATTCAGGTGCTACTGGGCGTGCCAATTCTGTAGCTTGAACTAGATTGGCTACTACGAACAAGGATAGGATCAACCATTTCATACAGCTAGTATAACACAATTAGCCATTTGCGTCAAATGTTTTCTTCCAGTCCGATTGGGGTTGGGGTTTTGATACATAACGACTACGCTGTGCAGCCATCCGTTCTCTAGGTGTACGATTGTCCCAAGGTTCGGCAATGTTATTAAAACAACCTAACAGGGCATAACGGGCTGAGTCCAGACAATCATCTGGATCACTAAAACGGCCCTGTGGATCTACATAATAGTTCTGTGCTTCGCGCAGGAAATCCACACAGTTTTCATTGACCATAAATGAGCCTGCTTCCAGCATTTGACGCATCATATTGATACCATAGGCCTTATGGTTGGTAGTGCGCCCTTGATCGTCGGGTGGATTCATTATGGGCTTGGGATGCACATTTAGTTCATACTGTTCAAACAGTTCTCTAATGCTCAAGGCACTCATAGTGTAGCGACCTGCTGTGCCACCGTCGGGAGGTAGCACTATGGGTGTGCCAAACACTTCTGGCCGCATTAGATGATTGATATAGTTTGTGGGATTGGCTTCTTCAATGCCTGACACACAGATTTGACGGTGTAACCAAGCTGTACGCTCTACAGGATTCCAATACATCAAGCTGATAACAGTTCTGTCATTGACCAAGCCCAAGTCCAGGGCTATCACACGGTGTATATTGTTCATTTCACGGAAGTTGTAGTCACCTGTTCGGTATGTGGGCCAACTACGGATTTGAAACACAGCACCTTGACCCATCACAGGTTTACCAGCAATTCTGGCTTCACGCTCGTGCGGCAAGTAATCGCGCTCTAGCTGTGCTCTAGTTTCTTTTAGTAAGAAAGCTTCGCCCCAGGGATCATATTCTGGCACATCTGACCAGGCCACACGAATAAAGTCATAGCCCTCTTCACGGTTCCAAAACTTTGATACTAGTCCGTTGAGTCCTTTAAGCGGTGTAAACGAGCATAACACTTGCCCTTGTGTTGTGGCTGTTCTGGTTACTATTTCACTGAAGAAATCATCCGGAGGTTGTTCATCAAACACAGCCAGGTTCAGTTTGAAACCCTGCATCTGACGCACTTCCTGTGTGTAGTTGGCAAACAACAGGTAGCTTTTGCCTCGAGGATGGCGTATTTCTACACCCATACAGTTGGCACCATCTGAGCGCATAGTGTCCTGTATGATCCGATCACGCGGTATTGCACCTGTGCCCAGGGCATCACGAATCTTGATATCCTGTGTGCCTAGTAGTTCATTTTGTAAAACCATTGCGACTTGGCTCCAACCTTCACCAGCCACCATTGCGACGATTGGATGGTCAAACCTATGACCAAGCCACCAATCAGGATAGATACCACAAAGATGCATAGCCGTTTCGTAGCAAGTGGATACTGTTTTACCAATTCGGTTAGCCGCAAGTATACCGCGCCGCTGACTGGGTGCTGTAAGAAAGAACTTTTTTTGATGTTCAAATGGTCTAAAATACTTTAGTTGATTGTACCGCATATCATCTGCTACAGCTATGGCTAGTTGTTCAAAATGATCTCTGGTGGTGTGGTCCATTGGAGCAAGACTCTCAACTGTAAGTCCGTTTGAGTCCATAACCCAATGTACCGCACGACGCATTAACACGCCGGAGTCAAGCATTACTGCTCCTTAAGGTCGGCGTGTATAGTCCAAAGGTTAAGTAATGCCCAGCTAAGGTCTTTGGCTGAGCAGTCACTTAGTTGCATATCTGTATCCTTGCGTAGGCCTGCTTGTAAGCGTTCGGCTACCAAGCGCATACAGTGTTCTACTTGACCTGGAAACTTTAAATGAAAAGCTTCGCGGTGTGCCTGATTGATCTTTTGTTCAATCCGGGTATCCTGCGCACGGCGAGCTTCTATAGCTTGATGAATTTCATTATCACGCATTATTCGGATTCCACATCCCAAGGATTACGCAGTTCTCCACCTTCCATATTGACGAAGTCACGGTTGACCCACATTTCCCAATGGTTGGTATTGTTCACACGCATTCTCTGCATCAAGGCACGCAGGTTACGACCCTGTGGAGTTACTGTGCCATCACGACGCACCACAACTTGTTCGCCGGTACGCGGATCAACCCACGACATTAGCTCTGGACGGATCTTGCCAAACTTGTCCATCTTTTCACCAATGGCCTTGGGTTCAATTGGACCAATAACTTCATAGCTGATCATACCGTTCTTGTACTTTTTAAACACAGTGTGAACCTTCTTGTTACGGGCACGATACTCTGGATCCGGATGCGGAATGAATGGACTATAGAATTGATTCTGTAATTCCGACTCTGCGGGCAAGGTGGGATCACGCGGAGCAGGATCCTTTAGGTCTTCCACTGGCACTAGTTCAGCGCGATCAATGTAAGGGTTTTCACCTGATGTAAATTTCTCATCTACTGTTTCGCCGTTGAGCACATCCATTGCCACTTGATACTTGAGCTTTTGCGCACGACCTTTAAGGTTAAGTGTGTAGCCAGTTTGGTCATACACAAAGCGTTCTAGTTCGGTGGCTGTTGGGAAGTCATTCATCAAGCCTTCCAAGTCATATTCTGTTTCTGTTTTATGTCGGACAATTGTTTCTTTGACTTGTTCGGCCACTGGCTTGAGGTCTGCAGGAACTACCGTGATCTCTTGGTCTTGCCAAGGGTTTTCCTCAAGGGCTGAGACTGGTTCTTTAGGGGTGGGAGTTGTCTTTTTCATTTCTATACCTTTCTAATCTATACTTCCGTACTAAACGGACACCCGTCCGTTTAGTTTACTACCATATTACTTAGTGATCTTGCCAGCAGTACGACTGCGAACATTGTACTTGGTGCCACCAGCTGTAGGGTTACGGCCAATACCAGTGGTTGGACCACTGTTGGCACTAAGGTTTTCTACAGCAGGCATTGTGCTAGGCTTCATACCTTGACCGCGTCCTTCTAATGCACTCATAACAAAATCTGCTAAACGAGTGCGCTCATTGCCGCCATCTTTCTTTTCAGCGATAAAGGTCTTGCGCTTTTCAGTCTGTCCACCATTGCCTGTGGTTGGTCCACGCTTTTGGTTAATTGGTTTTGCTTGTGGGTTCTTGGTCATTGCCATTTTGTTTTTCCTTAACTTACGATTGCCACTGGCGTGATATACAAGCCAGCTGTGCCGCTTGCGGTAATACCACTGATGTATAATTTGTTTGCTGGAGCTTGATCAAATCCACTAGCTGTGGCCACAAACACTGTGTCGTTGTGTTGAACCACAATGCTATTGCCAGTTGAGGTAGCGTTGGCAATGGTAGCTGTTGTGGTGTTGCTGGTGCCAAAGTTTACAAAGGCATCCACATTGGCATTGTTGATATTGTCAATTTTCAAATAGGTAGTTGTGGCAGCACCAGTGCTAACAATGTTGGCCAGAATACCGCTAGCGTTGGCACTGATAAAAGTAGTAGGACCTAGGGGTCTGAACACAGTAGACATTATTGACTGTTCCCTTTGGTTGGTCCACGACCTGAATTGATACGGTCTGGATTACCTTTATAATTGCTTTCGCATTTGGGATCCCAAGCACGGGTGCCACCTGGTGTGCGAACTTGGTGACCTGCATTGATTGAATCACTTGATCCCATTGCTTTTTGGAATGCTGGAACCGCTGCTGTAGGAGGCTTTTTTGGGCCTTCACTGCTAGTACCATTGTTGCCTGTAGTAGGACCACGACCAAAGTTGCCTTCAGCGGCTCCACCGTGTTGGTTGCCCGAGAACTTGGACAACTGTTTGTAGCTTGGATGGTTTGAATCATTGTCCATACCATTGGCTAGAGTCATTGAATCATACTGCCACGACGCTGTGCGTGTCTTTAGGCCTGCACCGGTGTTTGAGGGTTTCTTCATTTTGTTTTTCCTTTTGTAGGCATCTTACGGCCTTGCTTTTTTGCTACTTCACGACGCTCGGTCAGGGCAATTGCAATGGCCTGCTTTTGTGGGCGTCCGGCTGCCATCTCTCGTTTGATGTTTTTGCCTACGGCCTTTTTGCTACTCGATTTAATCAATGGCATATTGGTTCCTTGTATTATTATTTAGCTTTGTCAGTCAAAGCCGCCAGTTTAGCCAGGGCTTCTTGGAATGCCGCTTGCTTTTGTTCTACCAATTCTGGAGCTTCATTTATGTCCATCTGCACACGGTCACTCAAGACCTTGCCCAAGAACATACGCTCATATTCTACACGCAACTTGTTGTTGTTTTCTTCTATGGTGCGGTTGTAGCCATCGGCCAAGAGTTCTTCAAATGGTCGACCTGAACGGTCTTCTATAGCATCAAGAAGTGTGCGAGCCGTGATCAGCGCAGTAGATCCTTTGGGACGACCCGCACCTGCACGAGCACCACCGCGTGAGCTGATTTTCTGTTTTTCTGAAACCTTTTCCGTTGTCATACGGATATTTATGTTATTTGCCTTGTGCCGGTGGATAAGGGCTGGGATTTAACGGACTTGGATTGGGTACAGTGCGACGATTGGGCATACGCACAGGCCCCGGTCCTGATGTGAATTGATTCATTGCATTCTCCTTATGGTATATGCGGTGGTCTTAAACATTGTATTCAGCTTGTCGGCTAGATTCTGTGCGTGTGCGGCTGAATTGAATGTGTTGCGAGGATAACGCCTGCGGTCCTGTAACCAGTGCTGTTTGATTATGTAGATTGGGCGTTCATAACGAACCACGCACCAGCTTTCAGGTGCTTCAGCTATGGTCCATTCATAATCACCTATTTGTAGGCTTTCTAACACATCAGGTGCGGGTCTACTCATTGTGTAGCTATTTAACCAGGTTGTGTAAATACTGGTCAAATGCCTGCCACACGAATCCAAACTGTAACCCGACGCCGACAGGTGTACCTATTCAAATCGGGTGGGTGGCACTTGATGGGTGAGCGTGATTACTTGTATCCTGTGACTGCTGTAGAATTCGTTCGTGCCTGGCCTGCTCTCGTAGAAACGCGTCTACAATCATTAATTCGGCATCCATAGCACCCAGTCGATCATATAGGTCACGCATATGGATCTGTAGTCTCAGTTGTTCAAAGTTCATCTGACCTCCAAAACAGGAAGATCTTCGGCCAAACAACCCGGAGATACAGAATAGATTTGATTTGGATATTGTTTGTGAAACAAGTCACGAGCCTGAATTTCATTTTCGGCCAATTGTATATGTTTAACAGCACAATTATTATAGTTATAAAAGATAGTGTATGTGTTCATAGTTGTTCCTTTAAAAATTGTTTATATGCTTCGGTATGTTCAAATATTACATCATCATATCGATTGCATTGCCCTGTGTCTTGCCATTTCCAATACCAAAATTCGTCTAAACTTTCTATATCATAACCTTCTGGATTATCTGGATTAGGACAAACTTTTAAAAATGCTTCAATTTCTTTTTGGGTAAATTCAATTTTTTTAGCAGCCTCTTGCAATTGGGCTTGTTGTTTTGTGGCTGTTTGATCTTTTTGCATTTGTGCTTGCCGGCGCTGTTCTTTAGCAAGTATTTTGACATAATCACCTTGCGCTACTTCTTCAAACTTGTCAGCGGCTTCATCTAATAAATCTATTAGATCATCCAAATGTTGCAGGCCTTCTTCGGCTTGTTCTTTTATGTTTTCGTTACGAATGTCATCTAATGCCCAATTTTCATCCTTGTATAGTTGGCGTAATGCGTCGATTCGTTTAAGCACAAGTATGTGCTGTCGGGCCAATTCCAAGCGTCTGTTATTGTTCATTTTGAATCCTTGTTTAGTTGTAACAGCGTACAGTATAGCAAAATACCACCATTAAGTCAAGGTAAGGCTTGTCGTTTATAGACAACACTTAAATAAGAGAATGATAGTAGTAAACCTTCAACAGTTGGGTCCGGTTCCGCACCGTTTCTGTAGTGCCGAAGAACTGGCCTGTGTGTTGGAAACCGCTGAAGAAATCTTGGCTGCCACCGAAACAGATACTATGACCGAAATACTTGTGGAATGGGAAACAGCACTTACTTGGGATTCGATAAGTGATCGTCCTGTCACAGAAGAATGGTACTATCGTGCCTTGTTAGTTACTTGTATACGCGGATTACGGGGCGAAATGCGCCCTAACTTTTACACTATTCCGCAGAGAGACTAAATATTCTTGTAGGGAGCAGGGGTATCCTATACAGTGGATACTTAACTTGCGTGGTCATAACGCTATCCTTAATATTAATTCTGTTCCCTACACAGCCTTTCTGTTTACATCTCCAAATCTACACAATCGGCGGGAAAAGCACTATATTTTTATAGTGCTTTTTTTTGACCTGGCATAAGTAAGTGTGGAGAAGTAACAAACAGAAAAGGTTGGCACGCCAAATAATCATTGTGCTGGAGAATCCGTTCCTGATAGTGACGGCATCCAAATCGCTCGTATCTGTCGAGTGGCTTTTGCACACTACAACAAGTAGCCTTAAATCGGTCCCCACACGGACTGGGTTTGTGCGATCGGAATGGTATGGGATACATCAAAGTCACTATGTAGATAATTAACCGCTGAGAATCTACTTAAAAATCGCTACAGGTATGGTAAGGGCAGAGCCAAAGTGATCATCCAATCTAAAGACCTGTCGGTGTTGGTGCCGCTTGTACAAGCGGTATTGTGCCTGTGGGATCTATCAATAAGACAAAACAAATCACGAGTGTTAACGAGTGATTAGATCTCTTAGAGATCTTGATATGTTCTAAATGATTGCTTTCTCAAGGAATTTATCGCATAATATGATTACTGTGGTAAATAAAACATAGCAAAAGGAACGCATAGTATGATCAAAGAATTTCAATACACAACACGCAAGGAAATGGAACCTAGACCAGGTACCCGTTTCGCCACTACCTACTACAAACAAAGCCTTCGAGAGTATACCCTTTTACGGCAACACATCTACGGTGTGGCAGCTGAAATAATGGCCATCTGTGACTCAGATGCTTCATATCAATTATGGGCTACAACACCTATGAAATCATTTAAAAAATCAACAAAAGGACAAGCCTATACTCCCTTGGAGATAGTGACCGATATGGTTGAACAGTTTACCAAACAAAAGGATATACCTTCAGGCCTGTTGGGTCGTTGGAACCGGTTATTTGCTGACACACCTTGGGATTTTAGACTGGTTACAGGTGTGCCAGCTAGGCCTACACGATATGGTGAACTATTTGAATCGGGGAACAATTATGCCAGCTAGTAGATTTGGTAGAACAGGACCCAGACCCGGTACAGGGCGTCCAGGGCCCAGACCCGAAATGTGGGTCACAGGAACAGATCCTGTAGAACACAAAAAGTATCGTGTGTACATACAGCAAAAGAATCAAGCACAATGGCGCCAAGAAGGATGGGATATCAGCTTTGAGGCGTGGAAACACCTATGGGATGAATCCGGAATGTGGGAATCGCGTGGTCGTGAACGCGGCGACTACTGTATGACACGCAGGGATTGGTCAACTCCTTGGACAGTGGCCAATGCACAGATCATTACCCGTCAAGAACACGCCAAGTTACAAGGCGATGCTGTGGCCTTGGGCTGGCGTAGTATAGCACAGAAACGGAATCGTGCTAGATTAGGTCTACCAGCTCAACCACAGATAGGAAAAAAGAAATGATTGCCACCCGAGACAATAGCCTAGAGCAGTACGCACATACCGAAGCAGATCCTTGGCGTTGGCGCCCAGCCGCAGGACCTGACACCGAACAAATCACAGCTATGGCCCAGGGTTATTTTGGTTTAGAAACTGATCAAATATTTCAGAATGATCCTGTGGAATACAGCCGTAATGTGCTGTTGGCCACTGTTAACCAATTTTACAATCCCAAAAAGGAACTGCTGAGTGTGGCAACGCACACAGAAACAGGGCAACTGTTAGCCTATACCTGGGCCGTGCGTGGACAGTATGCTCCGTGGTCATCAGAAGAAATGGTGGCTGTACGCATAGCACACTGCAATATGAATCTAAGTGCTAGAGGCCGTATACACTTGTTGGCACAGATGATCCGTATGTGGGAAGTCTGGGCCCGTGCTTGTGAGATCAAGATCATTTGTAGTACCACAATGCGTGGTGATCAGGCCGCGTTTATGCACTTACACGAACGGGCTGGTTATAGTGTTAGAGGAAGTATTGCTTACAAACGCTTGAGCACAGCGACTTTTGCAGTAGAAGGTGGTGTTAACACCAATATTGTAGCCGACAGCTCATACACACCAGGTCACTATCAGGATCCACCTGAGGTGGTCATAGTAGCAACCGGAGCAGCACCTGAAATGGAAATTTACAAAGGAAAATCGTGAACGCAACAAAGAATAGAGTTATAGTTAAGAAAGTCACACCCGCAATGACCACAGCAGGTGGCATTATCTTACGCAGTATTCAGGAACAACCCAGAGTTGTTGCTGTCAGTGTTGGTCCTGCTGTGACAAGTGGTATCCGACCAGGTGATGAGCTGATTGTGGATTGGTCGCGAGTAGGACGCTTTGAATACCGGGAACAAGAATATTTTATTGTGGAAGAAACCAATATTCTTGCTCAAGTGGTCCCGACATAAGCTCGCCTGCCAATTCGTTGATGCCCTAGAGAGAAACGGACAAAACCTCTAGGTTCTTAATAGGGACTGCGGTCCGTTAACTACCGGATGGCATAGTGTATCACTAGGCCCAATAAGGTTACAATAATAAATCCTGCCCACTTTAAATAAGTGTGCAAGGCACTGGTAGTAATGGTATTCACTGATGTTTTAATATCAGCAACCATCACAGTCAATTCACTCAATCGCTCATCAACTTCATCAAACTTTCGTATTAGTTGTGTGTAGCGTTCTGCACATAAATCCACATGCAGATCCAAACTGGTTTTTTCAGCTTCAATGTTGCCTAATACACTGAGTTCACTCATGGTTATTCCAGGGTTGATCGCAACATCCACGCAAATTTACTGTGTGCGCCTAGTCGATCTGCCGCATAGTTGGCAATGTCTTGATCTGTGGCCTCAGTAGCAATATCAAACAGTTCTTTGTAGTCGGCCATCATGTACTCTTGTGCTTCTAATACGATCATCAACATTGAATCGGCATCGTAAGCTGTGTCTTCACCTAGTTCTGAACCAACTAGGATATCGCTAACAGTTTCCGGAGCAGTGACGCCAACAGTGCGAATAAATTCACCAATTGTGTCAATGTTGTCTTGAGCATCTTCATAGATTTTTTGTAACAGTTTGTGATCACTGGTAAAGTTGCGTCCAGTAATGTTTAGGTGGCAACTATGTGCTCTATAATATGAGACAAAATTGTCACAGAATATTTCAACTAGTTTGGTTTGTAAATCAGTCATTTTATTGTCCGCCGTTCATAATGGCAGCGGCAAGTCCTGTATCGCTACCAACATCACCCATTAGTTGTTTGCGTTGTTCTGGTGATAACTTACTTAACAGATTTGCGGCATAGGCTGATAAAGCTCCACCACCAGCGGCCACAGCAGCCGGGGCAGCCATAGCAGGAGCAACCGCAGCAGCAGGAGCAACAACTCGTTCGGCAGCAATTTGACGCATTTTTTGTGCTATGTCCATACCGCGTTGCATGATACCTGGTTGTTGTGCTGGCTGTGATAATGCCCGATCAAACGCAGGATTAGCACCACCTGTAAATGTAGTTGGAGGTGGAGCAACTGGCCCAGGACTTTTCAGTGCTTGTGCAATTTTCTTAGCACCATACACAGCACCACCACCTAAGGTGGCATACTTGGCAGCTTCGGCTGCGGCATATTGACCTGTGCCAACAGCTTCAGGACCACGATCAACAAATGGACTTACTGGAGCACCGGATTCATCCTTCTTTTGATCAAGACGCTCAACCGGTTGTGGATTCAAATAGGATTGAATCTGTTCATCAGTGTAGCCCTGAGCTCGGGCTTCTTCCATCTGTGCTTGTAATTTTTCATCCATATTATTTGAATATCTTATCTAAAGGTTTGAGATACCGCCAGTTGCCCGATTGAACATCATATTCTGGCACTGGATATTTTTTATAACCATCTCTAATGGCAGCCGGATTATTGGCACCACCATTTTTGTTAATAAAGTCCAGGCGAGCTTCTGATACTTCACGATAGGCCTTGACCAATTCAGCTTGGGTTTTACGGAAGTCACGATCAAACGAGGTAGCGTTTGGTGCTGTAGTTGTGGCAGCCAAGTCTGCTTTGTAGCGTTGTAGATCACCTGAGAATTGACTTTGACCCATCATGTTGTAAGCGCCCAACATTGGAGCTTTGGTTATGTCCACATTTCTAGCACGGTTAGCGGCCTGTTCGGCATCACTAACTGCACCTGGTCCTGCTGTTTCACGCAAGGTGCGTCCAGCAATTTGAGCATTAAGAGCACTATATTCCTGTAGCGCACTCTTGGCTGCAGGACTAATGTTTAACTGTGCAATACGCTGACTAATTTCATCTTCGCTCTTACCAACCTTGCCAGTAAGAATATCACGGATAATTGTTAATTTTTGATCGCTAGGATTTTCATTGGCAGCATTGTATAGGCCACTAATTGTTTCAGCCATGCCTTTACCAGTTGCTGGATCCGTTCTATTAAGAATATCATATTGTTGCTTGCGGTTAGTAACAATAACTTCGCCATTGCCAGCCGCTTCACGGTATTCTGTATCAATGATCTTGTTAAATGATTCAGCTCGTTTACCACCAACTTCTCTAGCAATTTTGCGTTCAGCGTAACTGCCACCTGTGGCCGCACCTGCTGTGCCTGGGGCTGCTTGGTTTGGATTGGGTATAGTGGCTGTACTTGTAGTGCTTGCGGCAGGTGCAGCAGGTGCAGGAGCACCACCAGTCATTGGTGCTAATGGAGCTTGCGGAGCACCTTCTTCTGCGGCTTGTTTGCCACGCTGACCTTGACCTGCTCTTAGATAAGCAGCCGACGCTTGTTGTTCTAATGGACCTGCACTTGACATCTTAACAAGTCCAGCTTGTTCTTGTGCTGTGGCTGCTCGACCTGTGCCAACTTCGCGGAATGTAGCACCAGTTGGTGTATTGACTTTGGCAAAACGAGGACCATTGGCAACCATTGGGTTGTAAAATACATCTGCACCGGTGTCAGATTTGGTTGGGTTAATATAATTTGTGTTGATTCGTGCTAAGGTAGCATCATCTTTAATTTTAGCACCTGTGTCATCAAACGCACCAACAATGGCACCGTTTTTGGTTTCTACAAAATATTGCTTTCCATCAACTAATGCTTGTCCAAATTTAGGACCAGCAAGTTTATCTTGTTCTTCTTTGGCCAATTCATTTAGACCAAGTCGACTATACAAGTAAGCCTTGAAGTAACTGCCTTCTTCAGACT